GAAGATTACTTAAAAGAAAAGAAACTACTAAACGTAAACCTTACACAAGACCTACAAGACGTTCTTAAGCAGGCATTCCGTCAGTCACTGCATATGATGCACCAGGCTGCGTATCTGTACCACCAGGTGTAATATTAGTTGTTTGACTTGATTGATTATTATTTGTTGTAGCAATCACGGCAGTATCACCACCACCTTTATTAGCATCAGCTTCTGATTTCATAGCTGCTGTTTCATCCATAGTATTAGCAGTTCCTATATTTTCTCCTTGACCAGCTGGTTCAATGCCACCTTTTGCAGCAATTAAGTCTCTTAAGAATTGTTGGTCTTCTTCAGAAAGTTGGGTAGCTTCATCTAAAATAGTTTGCAATTGTGCGGCTGATGCTTTTTCAGCTTTCTTTTTATTTATTGTATCTTTAACCCATCCATCATCCACTATACCAGCTTCTTCAAGTTCATCAAATTCTGCAGAATCCCCACCAAAAAACTTTCTAACTTTGTCTCCAACAGCTTTAAAAAAATCTCCTAAAGCAGCAAAAATGGGAGCAATGTATTCAGAATACATGTTGCTTACCCAATTACCAAAATCAGATAACCCTTGCTTAATCTCATCCCAGTAATATATTATCAATCCTATTACTACTCCAATTGCTACAATGATACCTACTACAGCTGCAACTGGTATACCAACTGCTGTAGCAATAATACCTGCAAGAATCATAAATCCTTTAAACAAAAATCCAATTGCTGAACCTATCATACCTTTTGGACCAAACATAAATAGAAGAGAACCAAGAACTAAACCAGCATCTCCAAGTATACTTTCACCTTCTTGTCTGTCTCTTAATCCAGTAATATTACCAAATGCTGCTACAACTCTGCCTAAAAAACCAAGTATACCATTGATATAATATGCAGCATTTTCTGCAATACCTTTAGCCTCTTCATCAGTGATACCTGTAAATGCTTGTACAATACCAGCTAATCCAGATGCTAACATATCTCCAAATGTAGCATTTTCACCAAACCATTCAAATGCGTTATTCCAACCGTCCATAAATCCTGTGATAGCTGTAAGACCACCAAAAAGTACTAAACCAAATTTAATGATATCAAATATAAATGAAAAGCCATCTTTTACTTTGTCACTAATTTTTGTGCCCACTTCTCCTGCTTTATCCATTGCACCTCCACCAAGTTTACCAAGAAACTGTTTGAAGTCTCCCATAGTACCAAAGTATTTTCTAAAGGCATCCATAGTGGTTTCATCAGCAGCATCTTCAGCATATTGAAGTTGTGCATTTGCTGCATTTTCTAAAGCACTTAATTTTTCTATCTGCAATTTATCAGCTTCAGACATTTCAACACCTTCTTCTTGTCTTCCAATAATCTCTTGTGCTTGAGCAATAGCATTCTCAACTACTTTTTCTAATCCACCTGTTCCAGTAAATCCTTCTTCGCCTTCAAAGTCAGTTTCTCCAGTAAACTGGCCTTGTTCGTTTCGTACTTGAGTTAATTGAAAAGAAGATTTTTTAAAATACTCATCTAGTATAGATTTGTTCTCATCAGAAGCATCATCCATCATAGCTCTTAAGTCTTTGATGTTTTGAGCTGCAGCTCTCCTAGCAGCTGTATTTTCAGCAGCTTGTTCTTTAAAAGTTTTCACACCGTCAGCTTGAGCTTTAGCCAGCTTATCTACGGTACTTGTTAATGTTTCTATTTGTTTATCGTCTGCCATTTGCTCTGAATGCTTTCCTTAATAGAGTATTTAATCCGTCAGGGCCACCAGGCGCTTCATGATGATTGTCATGAAGATGTTCTCCATAAAAAAATGGGTACAATAGATTTACTTTGCCATCAAACGTTTTAAAATGTTGTACAACTAATAATGTAAGTCCAAGCATAGAATAAAGAACGGGTATTACATAAAAGTAGATTACTAGTGATGGATGAATTATTGCTAGTAAAATAATGTACATTAAAGTAAGTACTAAATAGTTCTTCTCAAAGAAAATTAAGATAGGGTCTCTCAATAAATGTTTTAGCTTAATAATAAATTTTTTCTTTTCAGTTATAGTTAACTTATCCATAACTTCAGCAAATGACGGTTGCCAATAAAAAAGAAATGTATACCAACCATGAACATTTGGATTTTGTGGGTCTTTATCTGTGTTAAAATGCTGATGATGCATTATGTGAGTTGCTACCCAAGCAATTGGTGGAGAAGCAGCAGCCATTGAACCTATAAAACAATAAAAACATTTTATAAAGCTATTTGTTTTTACAATATTGTGTGATAAGATTCTATGAAACCCTGCCATCATAATAGTCCAGAACAGAAAACCAGTAAGCAAACCTGCAATTAGTAATGACCAATTGACTGGAAATAAAACAAAATATGTGATAAGAAATACAGGCAGGCCTAATTGTATTAAGCCCATAGCTTTAAGTTTGTTGATGCCAAAGTCGTGCTTCATCGTCTTGCTTTCTGATTCTTCATTCTCTGCTTCTCGTCTTCCAAGAATTGCTTTAACAGTCCTGTGTATATATCCCTTTCCCACGGTATCATTCCTTCAATTTCTTCTACACCCCAGTGGTGATGCTGTTTAAGACCAAATATTAGTCTATAATAACTAGCTAAATCGATGTGTGAAAGGGCTATTAAAAAAAATTTTCAAGACCTTCAAGCTTACGACTATTTAAAGTTCCACATTTAGTACAAGTAAATTCTACATCACAGTAAGCTCTTGGTACATTATCAAACCAAGGTCTAATCTTACTAGTAATAGTAGATGGCCAATCACTAACAGTCTTGATAAGTTCAGCTTCATTTGACTTATCAATATTGACTACTTCATCACCATTAATTACTTGAGATATGGATTTTGATAAAGCCGTAATAAAATCTTTTGAACCATCAATTTTACCAGCTTCATCAATAGGCATGTGTTTCATTTTAATAGCAACATCATCAGTTAACTTAATAAGTGGGTCAATATCTTCAACTTCACTTATCTTTACAGACTCTAAATCCAAATCAATTTTGTTTTTATGCCCACACTCAGTATTCTCACATGTCGCCATGATTGTTGATACCTCACCGACTGATTTTGCTCTTAATTTTAGAAACAGATACTCATAATCAAAGTAAGCTAGATTCACATCTTCCACTATACATTTATTGACAACATTCCTCAACGCATTAATGATTTGCTTCTGGTCTTTACTCTCAGCAGCAATCATTAAAGTCTTTTCATCTCCTACTTTAAAGGGTTTTACTTTGACTGTTTCGCCGGTTGAAGGAATTATCTCATCATATTCTGGAGTAGTAAATTTAATATTACTCAATTCGCCCATAATTAATCTATCCTCTCATAATTTCTAAATTTAAACGATATTCCTAGTTTCAGAATATCCATATCATTATTTAATCCTAACTCAGCAACATTACTACAGTATGCTTCGTTGAATTGATAATGAGCCACTTTCTTCTTCATACTTGCATTTAACTTGATTACTTCAATACGACTTGTATAGTCATCATAATAACCAGTTGATACACCGTCTCTACTATAGACGATATCTTGCCAGTCTTCAAAGAATTTTCTTTCAGCTAAAGATTCACTACAATAGTACTGCACTTCCAAATTGTTTTGAATATGCTTGAATCCCATAGCTCTTTGTTCACCTTCTGTTTTTCTTATAACTTCAGCTACATCTCTAGAAGGCATTGTGACTTCAGATGTAAACATGTTAATCTTTCTTAAACCTTCATTTTCTCCTGATAGTGAAAATCCTAATGTTGGTATATTAGGATTATAGTTTACATTAATACCACCAAGATTAATGTCAATATCGTTTAAAGCACCAACAGCATCGTCAATTGCATCAAATATGGGTAAGTTGATATTAAAATTACCACCCAATAATCCACCTAATGCTCTACCAGAAGCAGTTAATCCTCTTGGTGGATGTACTTGTATAATCCACTTATTAGAACGTGCTAATCCTGCTGCTGCAACTTGTGCTTTAAATTCTTGTATCACCTTTTACCTTGACCTCTATATTTTTTATAAGAACGTCTTTTATGTTTATTCATTGTTGACATTCCAATTTTTACTTTTCTACCACGTCCACCTTTACCTTGGGATGTGGATTTCTTTACTGCCTGATGGGCAACATAGTTTTTAGCTGTTCTAGCCATTCGCTTTTCTCCATACTGATGATTGGTTAATTTTTACAAAACCTTCAAATGGTAATTGTATTGCTATTTCCCAATCCTTTTGTGGTACACTTTTTGGCTTAGATACACACTGTCTAGCTATATATCTATGCAAAGCAGGTTTACCAAATCTAGAATTACCTATAGCTTTTGCTATTTTTAATCCAGCATTTGTCTTTACATTAGTATCTGCTAATAGTCTAGCTCTCACTTGTGGAGCGAGATAATGTAAATTCAAACCGTACCAACCGTTGTCAGTCATTTCAATAATCATAGTACAAGGAAACCTATCATAGTATTGTAAGGTATCTTTATACTTTGGGTCATACTCATATATCATGAGTTTACCTGGTGCAACACCGTCACCTTTTAATGGTTCATATGCCCTTCCAAAACTGGCTCTATCCTTCCTAATACGTTTTCTAAACCAATCTACAGAGGTTTTAGTATTCCTACTAACACCTGCTTTCCTGGCAGCTTCTGCATATCTTTGATAAATAGACTGTGGCATAGTATATTTATACCATAATTAGTATAATAGTTTAAGGAGAATGAAATGGAATATTCAAAATTAGTCTTAAAATCTGCTAGGAAAGCCTGGGAGAAAATCAATATTATTACTGAGGATAAACCTACTATATTTAAAGATGATAAAGAGTTTAGTGAATTTTATAATCAATTACAAGATAGACTAAATGAAAAAGAGAAAAGGAAAAATTGATGCCAATCTATACAGTTAAAAATAAGGAGTCAGAAGAAACAAAAGATGTTATGTGTTCTTATGATGACAGAAAAAAATGGCTAAAGGATAATCCAGGTTGGGAATTCATTTTGTCCACGCCACAAATTATATCAGGGACATCTGTCTCCGGAGGTAAATTACCAGAAGGATTCAAAGACAAGATGAGAGAAGCTAAAAAACTACACCCTCTTTCAAAGGGACTAGACCACATAATATAAATGGCATATTCAGATAAGGTAGTGGAACGGTTTGAATCCGTCCTTAAAAATCCACAAAAACATGCTGTCGGTAGATTCGATCCGAATGACCCGAACGTAGCTACAGGTTTGGTGGGTGCACCATCTTGTGGAGATGTAATGAAACTACAGTTAAAACTTAATGAAGATAGTATAATAGAAGATGTAAAGTTTAAAACGTATGGCTGTGGTAGTGCCATAGCATCATCAACTATGTTTGTTGATATGTTAAAAGGTAAAACCATAGATGAAGCAAAACAAATAAAGGATAAAGAAATTGCAGATGCTCTTGAATTACCATCAATCAAATTACACTGTTCAGTTCTTGCTGAAGAAGGTATTAAAAAAGCTATTGAAGATTGGGAACAGAAAGAATCGCATAGAAAGCATAATCAATGACACTAGAACGTGAAGATAGAGAATTTTTACTACACAATATAGATAAAGTAAGAGAAAAGCTTGGTCTATATACTGTAAAAACAGAACTTAAATTCGAATTACCTACACCAAAAGAAATCTATGAATACTTAGATGACTATGTAATTAGTCAAGATAGAGCTAAGAAGATTTTAGCTGTCGGTGCTCATAATCATTATAAAAGACTTATGATATTCAAAGAAGATGATTTTGATGAGAAGAAGAAAATTGATAAAACAAATGTAATGCTTTTAGGTCCTACAGGTTCTGGTAAAACTTACCTTGTAAAGAAATTAGCTGAAATGATGAAGGTGCCTTATTACATAGCAGATGCTAATAATATGACAGCATCTGGATACGTTGGTAAAGATGTAGAATCAGTTATTGATGGACTATTCCAAAGTGCAAGAGGTAATTTTGATGCAGCTGCTACAGGTATAGTATTCATAGATGAGTTTGATAAGATATGTAGTAAGACTGATGGAGTCAAAGGTAGAAAAGATGTAGGTGGAGAAGCTGTGCAGCAAGCTTTACTAAAACTAATTGAAGGTACTGAGATTGAAATGGAAAGAGCACAAGGATTATCTAAAGTAAGATTTGTTGTAGATACATCTAACATTATGTTTATTGTGGGAGGTGCATTCACTGGATTAGAAGAAATCATAGGTGAAAGACTAAACATGGGTAAGAGAAGTATTGGATTTGGTGCTGAGTTTAAAGGTGATATAGAAGAAGAATCAAACATCTTTAATCATGTGCAACCAGAGGATTTAGAAAAGTATGGATTTATACCAGAGATTCTTGGTCGTATACCAACAATAGCACCTTTACAAGAATTAACTGAAGATAATCTGATACAAATATTATCTAAAGTAAAGAATAATGTAATGGACCAATATAGGAGATTGTTTGAACACTCAGGATTAGAATTGAAAATATCTAGCAAAGGTCTAAAGATTATTGCACAACGTGCTCTCAAAAAGGGAGTTGGAGCAAGAGGTCTAAAATCATTGGTTGAGACAGTATTATTAGACTATATGTTTAATTTAGAATCAGCTATTTTAGACGAAAAAGATGTGGAAAAATTATTAGATGAAATTCAAACATGACTTTGTTGAGGTACCTAAACTTAAACAGCTTACGTACCCAGGTATCAGATATTACATTGATAAAAATGGAGGTAAATTTCCGTCAATAACTACAGTCCTTGGTAATACAAAGGACATGTCTAAATTGATTGAATGGAAACAAAGAGTTGGTGAAGAAGAAGCAGCAAGAATCAGCAAACAAGCTACTACTCATGGGACTAAGTTTCATAAGGAATGTGAAAGATATTTACTTAATGAAGACTTCGACCATAGCATTTTATTTAGAGCTATACGTCCCACCCTTGATAGGATTAGTAGTGTTAAGTGTTTAGAAACTACATTATATAGTAATTATCTCGGTGTTGCCGGCACCGTGGATTGTATTGCTGAAATGGATAATGAATTAAGTGTAATAGATTTTAAAACAAGTAGGAAAACAAAAAAGGAGGAATGGATAGAAGATTACTTTATACAAGCAGCTTTCTATTTCTATGCATTTTATGAACGTACAAATATACTTCCGTCAAATACAAAAATCATTATCACAACTAATGAAGGGAAAGTCCAAGAGTTTACCCAAACAGCCAGAGATAACAAGTATTGGGTTGAACGACTTAAGACAAGAATCAGTTTATATAACTCAAAAAGAGAGGAGAGTCAACATGGATAGTTTTATAGGTCCAACACAAGTAGAAAAAGTAATGAGAGATATCACAACTTACTGGGAAACTAGTAAGGCACCTGAAAAAGAAAAGATTAGGATATTACAATTAGTCGAAGATTATTACAGAACAAGAAACTTAAATGATATGGATATTGTCATATCAAACTTAGTAAAAAGTGTATTACAAAGTAAAGGAGTTAAGGATAATCCAGAACTAATATGATAGGTATTGAAGATAAACAAACGTTGCCATCGCAAACAGTTAAAAAAGGTACACTATCAGATAGTGACTTTCAAGCTAAAGTAAAACAATTACCAAAAGAAATAGAAGAAATTGTTGCAAGAGGTAAAGGTGTAAACTATATAGATGCAGTTATATTTGTATGTGAAAAGTATGGTTTAGAAATAGAGGGTATGAAAGCTATGCTACCAAGTAATATAAAAGAGAAGATAGAGAAAGATGCTTCTGATTTAAACATGTTAAAATATAAGGTGAATAGTATTGTCTGATTGGTTTGCAAAAACAATGACTAAATTTTTTAGGTTTATAGCTGATACTTTTTTTGCGAAAAGATACGGCCATAGAGCTGTAGTATTAGAGACAATTGCAGGTGTTCCTGGTATAGTAGCAGGTGTATGGCTACATATGAAGTCACTTCGAAAGATGGAAGCTGGTCTTGGTCCAAAGATTAGAGAGATGATGGCTGAAGCTGAAAATGAAAGAATGCATCTTATGATTTTTATTGATATTGCAAATCCAACTTGGTTTGAAAGATGGTTAGTGTTAATTGCACAAGGTATCTTTCTTGTCTTTTACTTTTTTTTATTTGTATTCTTTCCAAAGACTGCACATCGAATGATACATTACTTTGAAGAAGAAGCAGTAAAATCTTACACACAATATTTACACATGGTAGACTCTGGCCAAGCAGAAAATATACCTGCAACTCCACTAGCTAAACAGTATTATAATTTAGATGATGATGCAACATTAAGAGATATTATTATAAAGATAAGAGCTGATGAAGAGAAACATGCTAAGATTAACTATGGATATAGTGTATGATTAATTTTACTACAGTATTAATACAACTAGGTATTACAAGTATTCTTTTAGGTGGCTTTATGTATTTCATTTGGCGAACTAATAATTGGAAATTCTTCTATGCTTGCTGTCTGACATTCTTTGCTCTGATGGTAATTGCATATTCATGACAAAGACTGGTTACGAAATCTATATAAAGTATCTTGCTCTTCAAAAGCATTTCAGTACAGACTATGATTACTTTAAATTTAATGGTAGAGTAAAAGCTGGTGTTGATGCATATAATAAGAGAAACGATGTGTATGCATTTGAGAAACTATCTAAAATTATTTCAATGGATGATTTAGAAGACTTTTTTATAGCTCATTTTTTAGACAATCCAAAAGAGTGGATTAAAAATATGAGTAGACCTACAATGGACGTTTATAAATCTAAAATGAGAAGAATGCCATCATTGTTTAAAGAGGATATGATGTATATCAAAGAGCACAATCCATCTCAAATGATGTCTGTAGCTCATGATAAGATACCAGATATTCATAATGCAGTAATTAAAAAAGAATTGCAAATGGAGAGTATAATCCTATTAGATAATTTTTATCCATTTATAGATAAACATGATAAGACAGTTGACATACCTTTTGTTTGGCCTGATTACATTAGAAAAATTAAGAAGTACAAACCATTTGTTTTATCTAAATTGGATTATAAATATTATGAGAGTATCGCAAGGGATATTCTTATATCAAGCTAGAATCTTGTTAAACTTATCTGCTACGATAAATCGAAACGACGAAACGGAGGAAAATTATGTCATTTGATGATTATCTAAAAAATCGCTCAAACCAATTTGAGCAACTTAAAACATCCCTACAAAAAAATACTGAGAAGAAAAGTTACGATGATGACCGTATCTGGAAAGCTCGTATGGGTAAAGATGGCACTGGTTATGCAGTTGTCAGATTCTTACCTGGTAAGGATTCTTCTAAAACACCTTGGGTGACTATATACGACCACGGTTTCCAAGGACCTACTGGTAAATGGTACATTGAAAACTCTTTGACTACCATTAACCAAAATGACCCAGTGTCAGAATATAACTCTAAGTTATGGAATTCTGGTATTGAGGAAAATAAAGAAATAGCTCGTAAGCAGAAAAGACGTACATCTTATTATGCAAACGTTCTTGTTCTTAATGACCCACAAGATACTTCTAATGAAGGCAAAGTTAAAATCTTTAAGTTTGGACAAAAAATCTTTGAAAAGATTATGGCGTCTATGCAGCCTGAGTTTGAAGATGAAACTCCAGTAAACCCTTTTGATTTGCTTGAAGGTGCAAACTTTAGAATCAAAATTAAAATGGTTGGTGGATATTGGAACTATGACTCTTCATCTTTTGAAAAGCCAGGTGCCATTGTTGAGGGTGAAGACAAGATGAAAGCTGTTTTCGAGGCACAACATGATGTTCATGATTTAGTTGCTGAAGATAAGTTCAAATCTTATGATGAACTTAAAACAAAACTAAATGAAGTGCTTGGTGATACAGAAGTTTCTGCAGCAGTTAGTACAACTACCAAAGAGGTACCTACAGCTGAAACATCTTCAACTGAGTCTAATGATTTTCAAGAAGTCTTTGAATCAAAGACTGAGGAAGTCAAAAAAGAAGATGATGAAGATTTAGAAGATTACTTTAAATCTTTAGCTCAAGACTAACTTACAAAGGAGGGCTTATAAATTGTTATAAGCTCTTCTTTACCTTTCACTTTTATTTTATCCACTTCAATAGAGTCAATATCACTTAAAAGACTTTTAGTGTATTGTGAATAGAGTAATGGTACAACATTACCATTCTCATCTTTATAGTTTCTAGTTTGTGCTTCTAATCTAGCAGCTAAATTAACAGCATCACCAATAACAGAATAATCTAATCTCATTTCACTACCCATATTACCTACAATACAAGTTCCTGTATTTACACCACTACCAATATTAATCTCTGGTAAACCTTTTGATTTGAATTCTTTTTTAATCTCTTCAGTCTCTTTAGCACATTCAATAGCAGTTTTTACAGCCATTTCAGCATGATTGTCACAATCAAGTGGTGCATTCCAAAAAGCCATGATACAATCACCCATGTATTTGTCTATTGTACCACCATTCTTTAAAACAATTTTAGTCATTCTATCTAAGTAATCATTTATTACTTTCACTAATCCTTCAGGGTCATTATTATTTTTATAGTGTTCTGATATTGGAGTGAATCCTACAATATCCATAAACAAGAAACTCATATCTTTTCTATCACCACCTAGTTTAATTTTATCTGGATTCTTTTGCAATATTGCTACTTGTCTTGGGTCTAAATATTTTTCAAATTGTTTTCTTATCTGTTGTTTTAAATTAAACTCTAATATGAACCTATTGAATATAGAATGCATAGCAACTATAGTAAATGTAATTATAAACCAACTAATATCAGTAAGTGTAAGTGATTGATTGAACATAAACATAGTAAAGTAAACACTACCAATATAAACACCAATTGTAAATAAACCTATCAACCAATAAGGTCCAATTCTTACAAGTGCAATTAATAAAGCTGATATAAGAACAGCCATAATTGTTTCCATAAAGATACTTGTATCATCTCTTTTTATATGTGTACCATCAATAATTGTTTGCAAACTAGATGCAATTACATAATGATTGTATTGTTCACCGGCTGATGTAGCAATCATTGGTGATAAACCTTCAGCTGTCAGTGACACAATCACTGTTTTACCTTCAGTCAGTTCGAATTCGAAATCATCATCAGCGATTGAGATACTATCAAATGTCTTGTTATGACTAATCCAAATCCTAGCATTTCTATCAGTTTTTATTGTAGCATAACCAGGAACTCTTACAGCCATGATACCATTTTCATCAGCTTTTACTTGATATGATGGGTCACCTGTAATAGCTCTTATTGTTTCAATTGCCATTGCTGGATATACTTCATCACCTACTCTCATAAGTAAAGGTAATCTTCTAACTAATCCATCTATCTCTGGTGCTGTATTAATAACACCTACACCATTTGATTGTAATTCTGGTATGGGTCCGAGCATTCCACCCCATTGAAAG